TACCTTCATCACCTAAACCGTCGGTTGTTTTTCTACCTTCGGTTACATTTGAAGTTTTCCAATGATCACTATCATTAGCACCACGAGTTGGGTGAACATTATTAAAGCCTTGATATTCTGGAGTACCAAATGCATTGGTTTCTACCCCAGCCATTTCATCCCAGTAATTTTTAAAATCTTTTACTGTACCTTTATAGTGGCGGATTTTACTTAAGTCTTCTCTTTCTTGGTTATTCTCCATTATCTGTTTAATGTTTTTAGTAATTCATCCATGTCAATCGTAAATGCATAACCTGCTCCTTTATAAGTATTATCAACACTTACAGTAATAAACTGTCTATACTTTTTTAATTGATCATTTAACATATCTTCTATATCTTTAGCAATTACGGTTTTAGAAAATCCTGATTTTATTTCTTTATCTAATTCTTTACCGCTTGCTGCCATTGCTACAATATAACCTGACATTGGCATATGTGATAGTCTATATTTAACAGCAGTATCAGCTGTTGCTACCATAAAGTTTTTTTCATTTAAGAATTCTTTAAATTTACCTATCATTACTTACCGAATTTTTGTTTAAGCTTATGGATCTCTGTTTGTACCTTTAAACCTTCAAGATCAATTTTATCCATTTTGATTTTTAGTTCATATAAAGCAATTGCAAAATTATCACCTCTATCTTGAGCAGCTCTATATCTTTGGATATTTTCCTTTTCTCTAGCTTTTAATCTAGCAGCAGCCTCATTAGGTTTAAATTCATAATCAGATGCTTCATTTAAATATTTATTAAATTTAGGTATCATTATACTTTATAGTTTTTAAGAAGGTCTTTTAGTTCTACAATATCAGCAGGGTTTAGCTGTACATAATTTCTGCCGATATTTATTTGCATACATTTTCTACCTAAACCAAAAGATTCAATATCCTTAGGACCAGCGAAGGTAGTTATCTGCGCATTTGCATCACCTTTAATTCCTGCTTGGTTCCATGAACTAATATCGGTTCCTTCATTAAGAGTAGATTCATCCATAGCAGAATAGTTTTCGCATGCTTCATCTATCTTATCATTAATATGTTTCTTTGCTTCTTTAATATATGCTTCTGCTGTATGTTCAGCATTGTCATTTGTTTCGTAACTGTTAGCCTGTTCTGCTACATGGTTTGAGCATTGTTCAACTGGACCAACGATAGCATCCATGTTATATCCAGTCTCAGTGTTGCTAACTCCTCCTAAGGAAAATTGAGCAGCATTATCTGTGGCAAAACCTACAGGGATAAAATCTTCAAATAAAGGTACCTTTTTCATAATGTAGTTATTTTGATTATATATTCATAAAACTAAGTCTTATTTTTGTATATAAAAATAAACAACTTATTATGTCAGAATTTTTTAGAACTAGCATGGGTCGTAAATATTATGAAAGTGATATCCCTAAATTAACAAGTGTCCTTGAAAGAATTGCAAATCAAATGGAATTATCAAATAAGATAGAAGAAAAGAAGTTTCGTTTAGATGAAAAGATAAAGAAGCTTCAAATTAAAGACATTAATGAAAAAGGATAAAGATGTTACCTATAAGCAATTCATAGCTCACATGGATAAAGGTAATAAGGTTTATATGAAAAAACCGAGATCATGGCAAAAGGTTTGGTTTTGGTGGGAGAGTAAAAAAGAAAAGTGGTTTTTAAATAAAGCATTTGATAAAAGAGAAGATGGTATCGTTTCACCTGAGCCTTCTGTATGGATAACTGCAAAACAAATGGAATCCCACATGGACCACATGGTAAGAATGGGATATAAATATTATACAAATGAATAAATTAATCCTAGCATTTTTATTGTTCTTTTTAGGACAGTCGGCAATATGGTTTCAAACAAATGGTCAATTTGTATGGCCTTGGTTTAAAAAGAACCCTTTAACCGTATCAATTTTATTTGGAACCAGTATAAGTTATGTACTAATTTATGGTACTCGGTTTATAGTTGAGTATTATGATGGTCTTTTATGGCCTGGTAGATTTATTGCATTTGGGTCAGGTATTATTTCTTTTACATTTTTAACTTGGTATTTTCTTGGTGAAGGTATTACCACAAAAACAATAGTATCCTTATGCTTGGCGTGTAGCCTTATAGGCATACAGTTATTTTGGAAATGAAAGATCCATATCAATCACTAGGCGTAAACAAAAATGCTACAGAAGCCGAAGTAAAGAAAGCATACAGAAAGTTAGCTAAAGAATATCACCCAGATAAATCATCTGGTAATGAAGAGAGATTTAAAGAAATAGCAGACGCGTATGAAACTCTTAGTGATCCTAAAAAGAAAGCCCAGTATGATCAAAGAGCAAGCAATCCATTTGGAAGTGGGCCATTTGACGATTCATTTTTTGAAGACTTCATAAGGACAGGTGGTTATAATAATCCAGGGTTTGGTGGTGGATTCAGAGGTCATCATGGTTTTAGTACAAGAGGTGGTAACGTAGATTCTAAAATTTACATTACCTTATATGATGCTTATTATGGTTGTGTTAAGGAAATTAGGTTAGGCACACGAACCATTAATGTTGACATTAGACCTGGTGTAAAAAATGGACAGCGAATGAGGCTGAAAGGTTTAGGTCAGCGTGGGATGACAGAAGAACAAAACGGAGATCTTATTTTAACCATTCTAATACAAGATGACCCTAATTTTTATTTGGACAAAAAAGGTTTACATACAATAAGACATATTGATATGTATGAAGCTCTATTAGGAGGTAAAGGAACAATAGATGTTTTTGACAAAAAGATTACTTATACTATTCCTAAGTGTGTAAGGAATGGTACTATGCTAAGAATAAAAGGAAAAGGGTTTCCTTCATACAACAATCCTGACTTGCATGGTGATTTTTATATAAACATATTTGTAGATTTGCCTAAGGCCTTAACTGAGGAGCAAGAAAAATTAATTAAAAAAGTAAAAGACTTAGATGGAAGAGTTTGATAACGATGAATTTATGAGGTCACTATTAGACCAATTAGAAAATACTAGTTGGGATCAATATATGAACCTATGTTATAATACCATAATGATGTTTCCTGACCAGGTACTTCAGTATGATGAAAAAACTGCCAAACATAAAATTAAAAGCTTGGATAGAATTTTACTACATTTTGAAAACAAAGAAGATTTTGAAAAATGCGCAAAGCTTAAAAAGATACAGGACCAAATAAAAAATTGTTAATAACTTTTAGAAAAAAGTCCTAGAAAAATTTTCAATTCCCAATTTTTTTTATTATATTTATAATATAATTAAATAAACGGAATATGACTGAATACACAAACCTTACTTATCTACAATCCTTCTTGGATGAAATGCGTTCTTCCTCTTCAGGAAATCACAAAATTGCAACTCTTAAAAAGTATGCCGATAACTCTGACGAAAATTCTGATAGAGAATTTCTCCAAAAAGTTTTCTTCTATACTTACAATCCTTATTTTAAATATAATGTAACTCCTAAGAATTGCAAAAAGAATTCAGATTTACTAGGTCACCCAAATACATACGGTAGTATCTTTACCTTGTTGGATGATTTAAGAAATAGGGTATGTACCGGTCATACTGCAATTGCAAATGTAAATAGATTCGTCCTAGAGAATAAACAATGGGAAGATATTATTTACTATATGCTAAACCGAGACCTTAATATGGGATGTGGTACTACTTCTATTAATAAGGCAATCCACCCAGATTTAATTCCAACCTTTAAGGTCGCTTTAGCAAATGCATATAATCCTAAGAGAGTGGATTTTCAAAGTGGAGAATGGTACGGATCCAGAAAATTGGATGGTGTAAGATGTATCTGTAGAAAGGAAATGAATACTGTAACATTCTTTTCAAGAAACGGTAAAGAATTTACAACCTTAGGTAATTTAGAAAATGAAATTTCTAAGATAGGTGGAGACTTTATTTTAGATGGAGAAATCTGTATGGTAGATAAAGATGGTAATGAAGACTTCCAAGGAATTATGAAACAAATCAGAAAGAAGGACCATCAAATTGAAAATCCTAAATTCTTTGTATTTGATTTTTTAACCTTAGACGAATTTGATGATAAGGTTGGAACTACACCTCTTACCGAGAGACTTAAGAATGGATATGATATTCTTCCAGAAAACATTAACTCTTCTATGTTAGAATTCTTACCACAAGAACAATTAACTACCGAGGAGCAATTTACTGAAATGGCAAAAGAAGCCGAAGAGGCTGGGTTTGAAGGAATCATGGTTAGAAAGAATATTGGCTATGAAGGTAAAAGAAGCCATAATCTTTTAAAGGTTAAAAAATTCCATGATGCTGAATATACAATACTAGAATGCATGAACGGTACAATGAGATGGACAGAAAATGGAAAACAAGTTGAAAAAGAAGGTTTAAGTAATATTATTATTGAACATAAAGGTAACCGTGTAAGTGTAGGATCTGGGTTCTCTAAAGAACAGAGAGAACATTACCTTAACAATCATAATGAACTTCTAGGTAAAACTGTAACTGTTCAATATTTTGAAGAAAGCCAAAACCAAAATGGTGGATATTCATTAAGGTTCCCAGTAGTGAAACACATATATGAGAATGGAAGAAATTGTTAATGTATCCATTCCATATCTCACCTGTGGTGAATCAACAGAAATTAACTAATATATATTGTATGGAATTATTTGAAAAGTATAGAAAATGGGGGAAAGACATAACTGTCTTTGACGTTGATGATACTTTGATTGTAACCAAAAGTAAAATTAAAGTTTTTAATCCAAAGACAGGGTATGAGATAGATCTTACGCCACAAGAATTTAATACATTTAAAACCAAGCCTCATGATGAGTTTGATTTTAATGATTTTAGAGATTTAGAAATTCTTAAAGCCGGTAAAATAATTGATTGGGTTTTTAATATACTTAAAAGAACAATCGCAAAAGGTACTGCTGTTGGAATTATCACCGCGAGAGATGACTCAAAGCTTATCTATGATTTTCTAATGCATAACGGTGTAGATGTTAACCCTGATTTTATATTTGCAATTAATGATCCTAATTTAGGATTCACGGGTTCTACTGCACAGAAGAAAAAGGACGCATTTATGAAATTTGTTCAAATGGGATTTAGGAATTTTAAATTCTTTGATGACGATAAAGAAAACATAAGAATTGCAAACAGTCTTAATAAAGATTTACCTGAGGTAAAAATGAAGGCTACTTTAATTAAACAAAAATGGATCCCAAACTTCAGCGACTTCAAATAAAGTTAAAAGCATTCACTAATATTTTATTAAGTATTAGAGATCTTTCAAATTCTTCTACTACTAAGGTTGGTTGCATGGCCTTAAAAAAAGACTTTAGTAAAATAGCAAGCTTTGGGTATAATGGCTCTTATAGTGGAGCTGAAATTAATAATGATACTGGAACTGAAGAAGATTCTTTGACACCAGGACAAAGTGGATTTATTCATGCTGAAGTAAATATGATTGCTAAGTTTCAGGAATATGATCCACAAAATTATATAATACTCTTAACCCTATCACCGTGTAAAATGTGTACTAAGATTCTGGTTAATGCAGGATTTAAACATGTTTATTGGATTCAAGATTATAGAGATACTGCTCACCTTGAAATTTTTAATGAATGTAATGTTACTCACGGTAAAATTTCTAACCTAGTAAATGACTACCACACAATAAAGAGCTGAATATATACAAAAAATAGTATAGCCTCTTGGTCGTTGAAGCATTAACATTTAAACTTTCTTTAGACTTTTTTGTTTACTTAAAAAAGTATAAAATAGCAGTGTCAAAAATTCGCATGAGATTTTTTGATATAGCTGATAATAAATCAACATACACTGATTTTAAAAGTATTAAAGAAATTGAATTATTTTACCAAAATAATTATGTACCTTTTGATCCGTGTTTCGTTGGAGACTTAGTATCCATAGAAGTGTTTATAGGAGCTAGTGATTTATACGGCTTTACAACAGAATACAGATGTGAAGATGTATCAGGTATTTTTAAACTTACCTCAGGTTCTTCCTTTGATATACAACGAAATAAACAAAGAGAGGTACTAACAAATAGGCAAGTAGGTTTTATAAACAAAGCGGTGGAAGATTACCAAGCATTTTGGAATGAGATCAACAGAATATATACAACAGGCATTTATTCACCATGTTATGCAGAGCCAGGCTGGTCAGAAGGAACTTGGTATTTAAATCAATTAAGAATAGCATTTACAGAAAAGGATGATGTTGCAGAATTTCCTTATGATGATGTTAATATTATTCCTGAACCTCCTGAATAAATAAAAAAAGAATAGGTTAAATGGCATTCAATCTAAAAGAATATATCCTCTATAGAAATGAAGTTAAAAGGGAACTTTTTAATGGTGAGGTAGATGAAAATTTTAAGGCAGTAGCAAACCCGTGGGTAGATAATAGAACATACGACACTGGTCATATTGTGTATCACCCTGTAGAAGTAATAGAACCTAGTGGCTCCACTAGTGTAGTATCAGAGACATTAGTTTGGTGGAGAGCAAATACACGAACCACACAAGGTACATTTGTAACAGATGAATGGGATATTATTGGTGGTATTGGAACTGGTGATGTAACTGTAGGTTCAGCTAATGGGTATGGTAAAATAGTTGTTAATTATACAGGAGTTACGCCTTCATTAGGTTCTGCTAATGATTTTGAATTAAATTCTTCGATCGCAAATGATACATTTAGATTAATTGCAGGTGACGGCGTTCAATTACAATATGACAGTACTGTTAATGCAATTAAATTAATTAACTCTTCTGCCGGTGGTGAAATAAACCAAGGGCTAAATATAGGTATAGGCACAGGTGTCCAGAATATATTTGGTGGAATGAGTGGTACTACTTTAACATTCAAAGGACTTAACGCATCTAATACATATACAACATTAGGTGAACCTTTAGCTGTTGCTACAAATATACCTAATCAATCTGTTGTTTATAATTTTGATTCGTCTTTAATTGATTTAGCAACACTTAATAATAATAATACTGATATAAATAGCTTAGGTAATGTTAATGCATCTTCTGCTAGTTCATCTGAGTTTTTACAATATGATGGCCAGAATTGGGTAAATGTAACAGCAGCTGCTGCTGGTTTACTTGGTGCTCAAGGTATAACCGGTAGCCAAGGACTACAAGGTTTACAAGGTAATGATGGTTTTGGTTTACAAGGAACTGTTGGTGCTCAAGGTATATTAGGAACTCAAGGAATCCAAGGAGTACAAGGAAATGATGGCTTTGGATTACAAGGTACACAAGGTGTCCAAGGTGAAGCTTCAACAATAGTAGGTCCTACCGGATCACAAGGTGCACAAGGTGCAGGGTCCCAAGGAACAATCGGTGGAACCGGTTTACAAGGTTTTACAGGAATACAAGGAACTAAAGGTGATGCTGGTGGTTTTGGTGGTGCATCTTTTGATTATCAATTTAATATAACCACCGTTGTAGATGATCCAGGATTTAGTTATGTTGCAGTAAATAATGTAAACCAAAATGTATCTACTATAATGTCAATTAATGACTTTGGTGTTACCGGGAATAACATATCAACATTTTTACAAACAATAGCAACTTCTACAAATCCAATTAAAGGTCATGTTAGAATTACAGCTCAATCTGATGCTAATGAATTTATACTTTGGCAAATAACTGAAGTATATGACAGGCCTTCTACTGGAGGTACATGGTGGGAATTAGAAGTTGTACCTGTTGCATATACTGAAGTTGCACCGTTTACAATGGATGAGGATGTTTTATTATCATTTGTTGTAACTGGTGACCAAGGGCCTGCAGGACCGCAAGGACCGCAAGGTGTACAAGGAACTACTGGTTTACAAGGAGTTATAGGTGTACAAGGAACTCAAGGAACCCAAGGTTTACAAGGAACACAAGGTTTACAAGGAATTGATGGTTTACAAGGAACTCAAGGTTTACAAGGAACTCAAGGTTTACAAGGTTTACAAGGAACTGATGGTTTACAAGGAACTCAAGGTTTACAAGGAACTGATGGAACACAAGGTTTACAAGGAACACAAGGTTTACAAGGTTTACAAGGTTCAGGTTCTCAAGGAACACAAGGTTTACAAGGTGTACAAGGTTCAGGTTCTCAAGGAACTCAAGGTTTATCAGGTTCTATAAGTGGATCCGTTGCATACGGTTCGTTAATACTAACTACAAATGATTCTTCTTCTATAGGAATTGATACTGCTGCGTCTGGATTTGATCGAGGTATACCTTTTAATTCAGGTGAAAGGAATCAAATGGGATATCTCAATATAGGTGGAGGTGGCCCAAACCCGACTGGGACATTACAAATAGATGCCGCTGAAGCTGGCGAATATGCATTAAATGTTTCAATAACTGGATTTTTAACCGGTGCTGTTGATGATGTTGCAACCGAGGTGCTACTTAATGGAGGTCCTTATGGAGTTTCAGGAGAAACTCAGGTAATAACAAATATAGATGGTAGTACTAATATATCAATGGTTGATATTTTAGATCTTAATGGTGGTGATACTGTTGGCATCATAATGAATGCCATCACATCTGCTAATACCTTTACAATTTCAAATGCTAGTTTAACATTAACAAAACTTGTTGGTAACGGAGATCCTGGCGCACAAGGTACCCAAGGTTTACAAGGTATTTCTGGTTTAGGTAGCCAAGGAACTCAAGGTTTACAAGGAACTCAAGGTTTACAAGGTTTACAAGGAACTGATGGTTTACAAGGAACTCAAGGTTTGCAAGGTTTACAAGGAACTGATGGGACACAAGGAATTGATGGAACTCAAGGAACCCAAGGTTTACAAGGAACTCAAGGTTTACAAGGTTTACAAGGAACTGATGGTACGCAAGGAACTCAAGGTTTACAAGGTATCATAGGTACCGGTACTCAAGGAACCCAAGGCTTACAAGGAACTGTAGGAAATACCGGTTCACAAGGAACTATAGGAACAACACCGCTAAATACAGGCTGTGAAATAATACCAGGTGCTGAGGTACTTATAACTAATTCAACAAATGCTGGAACCTTTGCTATAAATAATTCAAATGCCACTGCTGTTACTCAAGTGTTTGTAAGCTCCACATCATCAAGTACATTAGGTACTGCGATTGCGGGAGATAGAATATCGCTATCACAGAGTGATGGTGAATCTGATACATATCTGGTTAATAATGTTGTAGTCGGTCAAGTAATGGGCGTATCTTATATTGGTGGTTCTGGTCAAACATTCTCTTCATCAACTGATACTGTTTATTGTATTCAACCGCAAGGTGTACAAGGAACTACTGGTTTACAAGGAGTTATAGGTGTACAAGGAACCATCGGTCCTAAAGGTGGAGGTGGAATAGGTTCCGGTTGTATACCTGGAAATACAGTTGGTTGGGACGGCGTAACTAATACTTTGTCTTCCCCACAAGCGGATCAGATTGCATTGAATTCTTCTGGTACCACAAGTAGTGTTACTATAATTTATATAGGTACTGATATTAACCATCCAGTTACCCTTAGTGTGGGTGATACTATTTCACTTAGGGTATCTCTTAATGGTATAGACGCATTATATACAGTAAACAGTATTACAGCTAATGTTGGATATGATGCTTTAGGTGTTACATTCCAAACTGGAAATTATACTATAGCAGCTGCTAGTGGACCTTCAATTAACACCTATACATATTGTATATACCCTGCACCTACGACAGGAGCTCAAGGTACCCAAGGTTTGCAAGGTTTGCTTGGTACAGGTGCCCAAGGTATACAAGGTGTTAGTGGAGCCGGTGGAAATTCTAGTATTGTTGTCGCAGAAGGTTCAATGGCTATAGCTGGAGGATTACCTAGATACATAGGAGGTGATTTATTAAACTCTACTTTCTTGATAAATAACACTGGCGATGTTAGTGCCACATCAAACCAAGGTCTTGGGTGGGCTTCGTCTAATTGGACTGGTCTAGCGCCCGGTACTGGTGCAACCATAGTAGGAGGTTCCGGCTCAGCAGATTTATTTTGGTTAGCTACATCTGGTATAATACTTAACAATAGTTATACTGACGGAGATAGTTTTACATATAGGGCTACATGGACAGCAGAAAGCTCGGTTAACTCATTCTCGGTTCCTGTAACTGGAAGAATAGTGGTTGCTCTATATAGATGGAAGTGTTCAAATGAGCCATTGAATGGAACTGGTGAATATGAATTGATTTCTAATGTAGCCAACTCACTTACTATGACTGTCTCTAACCTTAATAGCGGGACCGGTCGAGCTCAAGTATGTATGAATAGTATTCTTACAATAAGTGGTGTTAATCTAGACCGATTTGACGATCGCTTAATAATAGCGGTTGCTACGGATTCAGTCTCAAATGATGACAATCCTTGTAGTAATGATCTAGGATGTACATGGAAGCTTATTGAAGGAGCAGATGCGTCCCCTTAATTAAACAATTTTCTTTTTCTGAGTATAATAATTATAAAGTGATACAAGTATGGAAAATACAGAAGAAGTAATCTTACAATGGATTAAAGGTGATAAGTTTGGTTCAGTTGAAACTATTAAGTCTACTGAAGGTGAATGGACTATTTTTAATAGCGGAGGTAGAATAGCAACAAACTTACTTAATGAATTTTTAGAACCTGTGGATGGTGACCCTTTAGATTTTAAACCACCTTCACCTGCTTTAAAAAAAGCAGCCGATATTTATAAAGAAAAAATACCAATACAAGAAATACCATCGTCTCCAATAAGAACTCTATTTGACAAACAGAAAAAGAATGATAAGATAAAGCTTAATCTTACCTTTCCGATAGAAGTTCCTAAAAAGGCTATATATGAAATTATTAGTTCATCATTTGATTTAGATGAAGTTAATGATGAATTAGAATCTTTTATTAAAAATCAAATATCAGATGACTTAATCTTAGATAGTCTTTTTGATAGTATCACTGAGCTAATTAAAACCAGGTATAAAATTGACTAAGCAATTTAAGCTATAATATATAATAAAATCAATCATATGACACAGGCACCAAACAGAAGACAGAGAAGATTAGCAATGAAGTATCAAGGACTTCTTAAAGCAAAAAGTAAATTACCTTTTCATGAGTGGATGGAAGTTACTCGAGAAAATATTAAACGAGGGAAAGAGTTGCATGCAGCTACAGTAGACGCGCAAGATAAAAGAATATCAGAACTTTTAGAAAGTATGGAAAGTCAAAAGATAGTAGCATGGAAAGAAATAGGATATAATGAAAGTGAGATTGAAATGCTAAGAGAAGCTAATGCTATCCTATCTGTTAAAGATAAAAAAACTTGGCATACTGATAAAAAGATTGCTAGGAAGCTAATGAAAGAAGCCAGAGAATCTTTAAATAAAAGATTAAATGATTAAAATTGTTTTAGAACCTGCCAGAAATGGAGTAATAAAAAGAGTGATTAATGATAATCATGGTGGTGGTAAAGAACAGTGGACCTCAACCGATGTATTTGAATCTAATGAAGAACATAGGAATAAGTTTGAATATATTATGAGATTCTTTTATGAACTTACTGATGACTTAGGTTTAGATTGCGGTAATAAATTTGAAAAACAAGTTTTAAAAATTGGCACCGAGTGGGGAACTCATTATGAACCTAACAAAAAAGAAATAGAAAGTAAAATAAAAGAACTCCAAGCTGAGATCGATTTATTATCTGAATGGAAACAAACATAGAATTTAATTTCATATATTCAAAAGACGCAGTAAAAGTAAAATCGTTTTTAGGAAATGTACCAAGAAATATTGAGTGTATCAATTATATGGACATTTTTAATAAATTAACGAAAAATGATTTTTATCAATTTGAACCATCTGATGCCGTTGTATCTTCATACTTAATGAAACAGTTACAAACGGTATTTGATAGAAATGCTGTATCTATTTTTTATGTGTTAGGTAATTTAAATGAACATACTGTTACCGGGATAAAATCATATGTAGAGTCTTTGACTAATAACGACATAACATATAACATATATCATTCACCTGACATTAATGTAAATGGTAGCGCTAAGCTATTTAAAAATGTCATAGAGTTTGAATGAAAGCCCATAGAATATTTACCAAAGGACAAACTGTGTATTGCCTACTATCATCTTTTAGTAGGCCTAATGTTTTATTGCCAGTAAAAGGTCTTATTGTAGATACCCAATGGGATCCTATTAATCCTTTATATCAAATTCGTATTATTAAGATGTATGATAATATGAAGTATCTTAAGTCTCATTTTTTTGATATGAATTTTAAATATGAGTTTAATAATAGAGCTAGAAAAATGCCTATTAAAAAAGAAGACTTTAAAAATGTAAAATCATTAGAGGATAGGTTTGATGAAAGTGATAGAGAACGGTTATATGTAATAGTAGAATCTGTCATGTGTAAAAAAACTAAAAATGATTTACAAGGTTTGTTTGAAAAAGTTCAGTTTTATATAATATCAAAAAACCTAAAAGAAATAAGAGATATATCATCAAGGCCATTTTTTAAAGGTTCTCTTTCTACTGATAGCCCACAAGAGTTTAATGCTAGGTTTAAAAAAGGCTGGGTAGATAAATTCCAAAACGGAGATATTGACATCGATAAGTATCTCAACAGCTTAGGCTGAATATATACTAAAAATAGACTATAACTATGTTCGGAGGCCCTTATTCAACAAACACAACAGGAAATAGCAGTGTAAATGATAATACACCACCTAATCCTAACTCATCAACTGCAACTAGGCTAGGTGTTTTTGGTGGAGAATCTACTGGGTTTGCTCATGGGGTTGAAACTGCTATTGCTAAATCATTTTATTCAAACGGTGCTGTGCCTGATCAATTTGGTGTTGCTTTCGGTATGAAAGCTGTTATACCTAGATCAATATTTAATAGGTATGCATTATTTAATTTTAGAGGTATGCATGGAGGATTAACTGGTGGTAAACCGTTTAATGATTTTTTTGATAATGCTGATAATGCCACAATGGGTGGAAGCGATTCAAAGAATGTTTCTATTGCTAAGCTTATAGAATATTTTAATACTAATTATCCTAGAATTGGATATACTGCACAAGATTTTTTATACTGTAAATATTACAAACAAATTCCTGTTAATCATTTAATAACATTAAGAAGGTTCCCAACACCAGTAAATGATAACATATTTGATTTAAAAATGGATATTGCAGGAAAGGATCCAGATACTCCTAGAGCCGCTGAGAATGTTGATGCTACTCAAACTGCAGGTGTTACCGCTATTACCTACTTAGGTGAAAAGGCAGGTAATAAATTAGATGAAATTTTATCTATGTCTTATGGGTTAAATTATAAAGAAGTTAAATCTGAAATGGAAGATATCAGTAGCGGTGATGGTGGTTATACTTCTCAACCGTTTTATTCTAAGATGGGTGGTGTTGGTAGAGCAACAGCTGATGCATTTAAAGGTATCAGTTCAAGGCAAAAGTTTGCTAAACAGAATATGAGTACTGGAGACCAATTAGGAACCACTTATGCCAACTTTGTAATAGGTCCTGTTAATGTTATTGATTCTACTCAGATTAGAGATCGTGGTATGAAATTTTCAAATGACTTAAAACTTAATTTTGAATATGAACTAAAATCTCTTAATTATGTTAATCCTAAAATTGCAATGATTGACATCATTAGTAATATGTTAACTATGACTTATAATAATGGACAGTTCTTCGGAGGCGGCCAAAGATACTATGGTAGTGCTGGTGCAGTGGCTAGTCAATTTGGAGATATTAATAAATTAAAACAAGGTGACTTCAGTGGATATATTGGAAGTGTAGTTACTGATGTTGAAACCGGATTTAAAAGTGTGTTTGGTGGGGCTGACGGTAATGTAACGGCTGAAAGTGGAATTGAAGGAATACTTAAAGTTGGTAAAACATTATTAGGTAATATGTTAGGTGGTTTCTTAAGTGATAATGTTGGTGCTGTTTCCGGTACACAGGCATCTAAAGCTTTAATTAGTGCTGAGCCTACTGGTGATTGGCATGTTACTGTGGGGAATCCATTAAATCCAATTGTAACAATGGGTAATATGTATTGTGATAATTCAACAATGACATTAGGACATGGTTTAGGTTATGATGATTTTCCAATGGAAGTAAAATTTGAAATTGATCTTAAGCACGGTAAGCCTAGAGATAAAGGAGATATAGAAAATATGTTTAATGCAGGCCGTGGTAGAATTTATGCTTCAGCAGAAGGTGAAGAAGATATTTTAAATTTAGCAGGTTTAGATGTTGCAACTTATGGAGCAGTTAAGACTGGGAAAACAAATACACAAGCAACACAAGGTGCACCTGCCGGATCAGCAAAAAGCAATAAGATAAGTAACATTAAAAATAATCCAAATAAACAAGCTACTAGTGATTCAGCCGAGTATATTTCTAACACTGTTAGTATGTTTATTGATTCTTAATATAACTATTGAATATGAACGTAAAATCATTAACTTTAAAAAATAAATTAACTTTAGATAAAACAGGTGAAGGTTATTGGGACCTTACTGCACCATCATTTATTTATGATTCTGATCTTGGTGTTAGGGCATTACATTATGTTACTATGGATCAGATAGGAAGAATAGATAAGATATCAGAAATTTATTTTGGTAGTGGAGAATTCATAGATGCTATCTGTGTAGTAAATAATATCTTTAATCCTTTTAGTGTTAATGAAGGTGATGTTTTAGTTATTCCAAATTTAAAAAGAAAGGATATAGTTTATAAGAAACCTAATCCTGCGACAACACCTAACACTGCACAAGCTGCATACATAGATACTGGTAGACAGAGTGAAAAGGATCAAGGGAGAATGCAGAGACTTATTGAAAAAGCGAAAAGTAGTGAAGCAGGTGTCAAACAGCCAATGCCTCCTAATATGCTACAGCCTGGCCAAGAAGCAAAAACATATACTGGTGGAAAGATTCAATTAGGAACTAATCTAAAAAGTAAAAGTACATTAAAGAAATCTCAAACTAATTAATTATGTCTGCAGTAGAAAGAAATATATTAACTGTGGTAGAACCTACCATTGTACTTGATGAGCTAGAAATGACTGATGTTGAAAGCGGTTCAGAAAACTCGGATGGTGAAACTATGAAAGAAAAACCTTCAAAGTTTTCTACGATGATACCACTTATTAAAATTAATAATTATGAAGTACAGGGTGATAGGCTAGAAATGTTTGAATTAGAATCAACCGGGTTTTATCCAACATGTAGGTTTTCTTTTTATGATAGGGATGGTATGTTTACTGCTAGGTTTTTTCCTAAGGATGGGGATTTAATTCAATTATACATTAGATCACAAGGTGACGAAACAACATTTAAGCCAATAAGAATTGATTTTACCGTTGAAGATATTAAACCTTTAGGTGGAGGTGGTGCAACAAATACATCATCATTATTAATGGTTGAAGGTAGAATGAATGTACCAAATTTGTTTACAGAGAAGGTACAATTCCAGGATAATACTAGTTGGAATTCTTTACTTTCAATTGCAGAAGAATTAAAATTAGGGTATGCTTCTAATGTAGAAGATACCGCAGATCAACAAGTATGGACAAATCCTTATGATACTTCTGAAAAATTTATACAGGACATAACGTCCAATTCATATTTAAATGATGAATCTTTTTTTACTGCTTACATTGACCCTTACTATTATTTAACCTTTGTTGATGCCAATAAATTTTTTGGACAAGAAGATGATTTAGAAGCTAGCCAAATGTTTCAACAGAATGCAATGGATACTATGGGAAGTGGTGATGATAGCGAAACTAATCCAGATTTTCCAAATATGATAAGTAATCAATTAGATTTTCAAGGTACTGCTAGATACATATCAAAATATCAGCAAGTAAATAAGAGTGGTAAGATTAGTAAAAATAATGGATATAAAAGATATACACAATATTGGGATCTTAATGCAAAAGAATTTATAAGTGAATTTGTTGATCCTTTAACTAATGACACACCTGGTATGGTACCAGTCACTAAAGGTAGAGTAACACCTGAAGGTGAAGTAGAAGGACCAAGAAATGATCAAATTAAATTTAAATTCTTAGGTACACAAGGTGATAATGTTCATGAAAATTATTACTATGCATCTATTCAAAATTTCCAAAACTTAGCAGAAATTAATAAGTTAGGAATGGTCGTGGAATTAGATACTGTAAATCCTGCTATATTAAGGTATAGTAGAATATATTGTCATATGATGGAAACCGCACAGATGGTAAAAGGTGTTTTAACCGCTACCGAGAATGATGAGGATGCTCCAACTGATACACAAAGAAGAAAGGATACCCCTGATAATGCAGGGAGTGATACATCAAATGAATTCGGTGTTATTAATGAATATCTTTCTGGTTTTTATGTTATCACGGGAATAGAATATTTTATGACAAAAGGACCACAGCCTGGTGGGCAAGGTTTAAGACAAAGATTGCATTTACGTAGGAGGGAAGTTACTCCTACAACATAAAGAATAAATAAAAAAAATTTATATGCCTAAACTTGAGTTATATAATCCGTTGGATCCGAGAGGAGTTCCTGAAAATTACTTAAATGCTGATAAGCTAGGTAATTTAACAGGACAGTTTCCAAGTTCTTATGAATTTGCAAAATCCTTTGTCTCCCCATCATTTAGTGCTATCGGTGGAGGTAATGGTGTTACTGCTATAGACGATCCTACGTATTTAGGATTTAATATTAGGTTTGATATTATGAGTCCTTTATTTGCTGGGGCTACCACTGGAGCTCCTCAGCAACCTAGACCAGGTGGCAGCGATTCAGTAACAGCCGAACCTGGTGCACATAATACGTCAAACTCTCATCCAGCTGGAGAATCTGCCGTTGGTTATTTAGAGGCTATTGGACAAACTACCAGAGCAGGTTATTTAAAGGCATTCATTCAAGGCATTAGAGAAATAGAAATATCTAGGCCTTATTATTTTCAAACTATTGAAGGAATAACCGAAGCATATAATAAAACCATGGTTATGACGGATGGTTATGGTGGATCTGCAGATGGCGAAGGAATCACAATAGGATTATTGGAAGCTATTGATTTAAAGATGTCTGCTTTATTTAATTTATATAAAGCTGCATGTTATGATGTAAAATATAGAAGAAACATTATTCCTATTAACTTAAGGTATTTTAATTGTTATGTTGACATATTAGAAATTAGAAAATTCCATTCTGTTAAAAAGGCTACTACTGGAGGTAATCCTAATTCACCAGAAAATGATACAACTAAAATTGTAAATAATAATACTTCAACTATTACATTTAGGTTTGAGGAATGTCTCTGGGATCCTACTGCGAGCGGTGCAGTATTTGCTAATGTTGCAAATGATGGGAGTAGCTCATGGGCAACCTCATCTATGAAATGGAGTTATGGGAGATGTGAAATGGAGGCTCAGTTTTCTGGTTATGATTCAGCTATAAAAGATCAGGCAAAATTACAACCAACTTCAATAGATGGTAAAACTAATCTCCAAAATAAAATGTTAGATAAACAGAAGTTTGGTGATATTGTTGAAGGTAAGTTTGATGCATTTAAAGATAACCTTGTAAAAGGTGCAGCTAATTTTGCACAGAGAACAATTAATTCATTTACACAAGGGTTAGCTTTTGGTAATGTATTTGGTTTACGAAATGATATAGTAGGTGCAATTAATAATCCACAAGGTTTAATTAACTCGCTAAACGGTGCTGCCGTTCAAGCTTTAGCTGGAGAGGTATCACAAGGTATAAATCAAACTATAGATGATAATATATTTTCTGGACAAATACCTTCTGCGAGTGGCGACGATTTAAGTGGAAATGATAATATATTTAGTAATGGACCATCTGGGCCAGGTGGTGGTTTTAATGGCGGAAACATTTTTGAATAATGGGAAAATTAACAACTAAAGATTTAAAGGATGATAATCTTAAAGGTACTCAATGGATAGGAATAGTTGAGAACACTGAAGATGATTTATTTGAAGGTAGATGTCGTGTTAGAGTTTATGGTAAAATGGATCAAAGAGAAGATCCTGAAGATCCTGCCAGCGCATACCTTATGCCTACTGAATCTTTACCGTGGGCAAGACCATCCGTATCATCTTCAGGTGGAAGTAACACAGGAAGCGGTACATTTTCTGTACCTAAGATAGGAACTATAGTAAGAGTAAGTTTTGATAATGGTAATTATTATTCCCCAGTATACCATGAATCACTATACCCTTCTGATGAGACCAAGGCGGAGATAGAAGCAGCCTATCCTAATTCACACGTATTAATATATGACACTGCATTTGGGTTAACAGGTGATCTACAATCTGGTAGCACTGAAGTAACAAACGAGAGAGAAGGCGAACACATTAAAGTTTTCTTTACCGAAGAAAAAGGTTTGATGATGGACTATACCACAACGGAAGGTCCAACTACAATAAATATAAAGCCTGATAATTCAGTTGAAATAATAAATGCAAATGGAGATTCCATAGTAATGTTAAATGATGGAAATATAACATTTACTCACTCGGCACAATTTACTATAAACAGTGGGGCTAATACCGAAATAAATTGTACAGATGCTATTGTTAACTGTGAAAATACAATTATAAATCATGCATCATCTATTGAGTTAGGTCAAGGTGCTAGTGAAAAGATTGTATTAGGTGATTCTTTTATGGCATATTTTAATGGGCATAATCATGTTGGTAATTTAGGAGCTCCAACAAGTCCACCTATATCTCCAATGACAACTTCACTATTAAGCCAGAAAGAGGTAAAATCTTTATAAATATATAAACTATAAATTAAAACTTTAAACTATGCCTTTAGTACCACCCGTGATTAATTCTGCAATGGACGCAGCTTTCGTAGCTGGGATGCAAGCCATGACAGCCTTTTCAACCGGAGATGATCCAGCCAGAGAAGTTACTCAAGATCAAGTTATAGCCGCTGGCGCAGCTGCCTTTGCTGCAGTTGCTGGACCTGCAATTACTGCATATATAAAATCCGCTACCGTAGTTCCTGGAATTACTGTTGCTACCGCAGGATCACCTTCTGCACAAGTTGGTGCAACTACCGGCCCAGGTGTAATTGTATAATCTTAAACTATTAAATATTCTAAGGTATAATAATTGAATTCAATACAAGTAATATATAATCTATAATAACACTTTAATAAAAAAAATAATGACAGAACAAGAAATCACAATCCAATTAAGTGATGATCCATTTGATACAAAGGTAGTAAAAGTAAAGGTACCTAAAGGAACTAAATTAATGTGTACTGAAATGTATGCAGCAGATGCAATGGCTTTATATGATTTAGCTGATGATGAAGCTAAAAAACTACAAATGTCTGAAGAGAGTACTAACTATATTACTCAAGGTGAAATTGCATATATCAAAAAAGAGATTCAAAATATTGATGGTGTAGATACTGAAGTTAAGATAGAAGCATTAGTAGATATATCAAGAAAGAATACAGCTGTTTGTAATTTAGAAAAAGAACCTAAAGAAATTGTTGACCAATTAGAAATTGGGATGTCTGTTGATATTAAAGTTAAAAGTTACAAGCAAGGTACTCTTTATGCATCAATCAGTGATGCAATGAATGAAGTAAAACGTAATGAGATTTACAATGCAATCGGAGATAAGACAATAGGTTTCACTGGTAAAGTTAAAGAATTAATTCATGGAGGATATTGGGTTGAAGTTGGTGGAGTACAATGTTTTATGCCAGGTTCATTAGGCGGTTTAAATAAATTACATAATTTTGAAAAACTTGTAGGTAAAGAATTAATCGTAATGCCTATTACATATTCTAACGAAAAACAAACTATAGTAGTATCTCATAGAGAATACTTAAGAACAATGATTCCTACTGCTGTAGAAAATCTTAGAGAAAATATCAAAGAACATATTACAGGTATAGTAACTGGTACAACTAAGTTTGGTGTATTTGCAGAATTTAATGAATCTTTAACAGGTCTTATACCAAAAAATGAATTGGATGAAGCAACATTAGAATTATTTGATAAAAGAAGTATTAAGCCTGGCGATGAAATTAATTTCTGGACAAAGGAGATAATCTCAGACAGAAAAATTATACTAAGTCAAGAAGGTCCTAAAATTGATCTATGGGATGGTGCTGATGAAAAGTATAAACCTATGATGATCACCGAAGGTAAAGTTACTAAGGTTACTAAGTATGGTGCATTTGTGGAATTAGAAAAAGGTATCAGTGGACTTATTCATAAAACTAAGTTAAAAAATACTGAAGTTTCAAAAGGTGATATTGTTAATGTTAAAATTGGCAGTGTAAATACCAGTGATCGTAAGATTACTATGAACTTAGTATAACCTTTATCCTGGTTTAGAATATATAAACAAATCAGGATAAATATGTATTCTAACGAACAACTTAATGCTATACATTCTTCAAAGATAGGTTTTGAATTTGAGTTCTTTTCAAATGAAAACCTTGATCTTACAAAAGATAACTTAGCGCAAACATTAAACAAAACAATTAGGATAGAGGAAAAGGCTCATAGTGACTTTGCCCCTACACAAGATATATTTAAATTAGAACCGGATAATTCTGGTGGAACCGGGATGATTGAGCTAGTCACAGGACCTCTTCCATTCGTTGAGGCTAAATTAGTCATGGCTAAAACTTTAAAATGGATTAGAGAAAACGGAAAGACTAATGAAAGATGTTCTATTCATGTTAACATTGCATTTGATGGAAAGAAGCTAGGTCCTATTACAAATATGTCTAAATTAGATATAGGTAAATTTGTACTTAATTTTGATGAAAACAAAGTATATGAAGCTTTCCCAAACAGAAAAAATTCTGTTTATGCAAAATCAATAAAGTTTATTATACCTTTGAGTGGAATGACTCAACCATCACCGGAAAAAAATCTTTGGAAAAACTATATGTTTGTCAAAGAGAAGTATTATGGTATTAATTTTGAAAAGCTACAAAAAGGTTATATTGAATTTAGGTATCTTGGTGGAGCTGATTATGAAAAGAAGTATTCTACGATACTTTCAATGACCGAGCATTTTATCACTTCATTATATGAAACATTGGTTAACCCACAATATAACGAAACAGATTTAAAAGTTTTAGACAAGATTTTAGAAAAGCATAAAACTGTTATTGAGTCTTATCGAACCTATTCTTCATTTAAAGAAAAATTTCCTAAAATACATTTAATGATAGATCTCCAGACTTATGATCAAATTATTGAAATGTATTACCCTAAAATTAGAGAAAAGATTTTTGATCTTATTACTAAGGCTGATATGAATGAAGGTTTAATTAATTATGATGCTGATACCGGTAAGATACAGATAAAGGATGCTAAACTTATGAGGTGTTTTGAAATAAATGGAGTTGATATTGTAGATTCAGTTATCCAAGGTAATATTGTCAATTGTGATATCTTTGGCTGCGATTTAAAAAATGCGTCTGTATTTGAATCAAATCTTTTTGGTGCTACTGTTACCGAGGATTGCAAAATAGAAGAATCATATGTTAGCAAAAATGTAATTTGTGAAAACAGTTATGTGTTTGGTAAGAGAGGAGTATTTAGCGGAGAGATGGTAGGCGGTATATTTAGACAGGGTAGAGCTACTCCGCTTGCAAGATTTGCCGATAATACTGAAGTAATAGAAATAGAAAAAATTAAGTAAAGATATGGCTAGAAATAAAAGCTGGTGTAACCCAGATTCACAAGAATGTTTAGATGCATTAATCAAAGAGATTAATGACGACTTAACAGTAGGTTGCCAAATACCTTTTACAGTACCTAAAAAAGAGCTTGCTCATATTATAAGTAGGGCTAAAGATTATTTTTATAAAATATATGAAGATAGCGTTGAAGAAATGTTTATTGCGTTACCTAGAAGCGCATGGGGAGAAGCTGCATTCAGACAAGGTATTAGTCACAATGACACTACAGGAGCTAACCCTAATGTATTAACAGAAAAGGATGTTAATAATCCTAGAGGAGTTGTTAAAATGCCTTCAACTGTTTGGGCAGTAAATAATGTATTCCAAATAAATGGATTCTCAGGTGAAGACGGTGGCTTTGGAGATAACTCATTTTCTGCAGGTGATCCGGATTTTTCATTAGATAAATTTATTTACTCTGATGTATATGGTGCAGGTATAGGCTCCGAGGAATTAATGTATTATGTAATTAACTCAAAATTTATTGATAATGCAAGACAGGCTTTACAGGCTCAGATATCATATAACTATAATAGGCTAACTAAAAAGTTTAGATTTATGGGGGAGCTACCAAAGAATGGGGCATGTATATTTCAAGTTTATAATACAATCCCTGATTGTGACCTTTTCCAAGATGAAGCTTTTATAAGATACTGTTGTGGTATGGCTAAAATTCAATTAGCTAGAATTGTAGGAACATTTCAATTTAACCTACCAGGTAACATTACTATAAATTATGATTTAATTTCAGGCGAAGGCAGAGATGAAGTTGATGCTATAGTTGAAGAGATAAAGGGCGATGAAGGTGTTGATTATTTTTTCACTGGATAAAATATAATCTAATACCCTCAAAAAATGTAGAGAATATATAATAAAAGAATATTCTCAATGATAAAAGAAATATACAGTAGAGACATAGATGCCCCTAAGTACAATGATGATGTAATCGAGGTGACAGATCAATTGCAGCAACTTATTCTTAAAATAGAAAATTGTTTGTTTACAAGGCAAGGTGATGTTTTAGGTTCTCCTAATATGGGATGTAATTTAGATGATCTTGTCTTTTCTTTGGTATTAAATGAATCTGTTATTTCACAGAGAATTAGCAATCAAATTCAGGCATACTGTTTAAACAGTAGCAGTTCTGCATTTGGTTTAGATGTTAGAGTACAATTTTATAGCACCGTTGAGCGAAACGGTTGTTTAGTTGATATTTACATAAATGAGGAGAGAGTCATTGGGGCTTTATTTTAAAATAAAAATAAAATAGTTAATGTCATTTTTTAGTAAAACAAGAATAAAAGCAACAGAGTTATTCTTTGATGCATTTCAGTATTTGCAGCGTCAGTATGATCAGGCTGGGGAAGTGTTTACACCTGCTTCACCATTTGGCCAAATACTTACTGTTGTTGCAAACTTAGGTGAGTTAATTTTATTTTACATTGAAGCTGTTGCAACAGAACTTAATATAAGTAGAGCAAGAAATATTGAATCAATCTATGGATTATCTAGATTAACTGGGCACGATCCTACTAGAGGAATATCGGCACAAGGTATAATTGGATTAAGATTAAACACATCAGCAGCAGTTACAGTTGAAGGGGATTTTGTTCAGATATTAAATTACACAGAATTAGAAGTTGGTCAAAATAGTTTATCTTATTTTTTAAAATTTGATAGTGACTATATTAGATTAGAAAAAACCACAAGAGAATTTGTAAACGTGGAGTTAATCCAAGGGGAAATAGAAGATCAAACATTTACTGGTACTGGGTTAGATTTACAAAGTTATAATTTAACTACAAAGGATCCTACTGATCAATATATGGTAGATGTTTTTGTTGATGGCAAACTTTGGAAAAATGTTAATTCATTATATGATATGAATAACGGCGAAGAATCAGTAATGGTTAAAACTAGTGTAAATGGTGGAATAACAGTTTTCTTTGGTAATAAACAATTTGGTGAACCGCCTGCATTAGGATCAATCATAAAAGTAAAATATGTAAAAACTAGAGGATCTGCCGGTAATATAGGTGGTAAGAATTTAGATTTAAAATTTAAAGATCCTGCAACAGATGCACAAGGTAATGAAGTAAATCTTGATGATGTATTAGCTATAAATATTGTTAGAAACCCTATGTTTGGTTCTGATAGTGAAGACCCTACATTTACTAGGTTAATTGCGCCATATCAAAGTAACTCATTTGTATTAGCAAATCCTAATAACTATATTTACTATTTAAGTAAGTATGACTTCTTTTCATTCGTGGATGCATATAATACTAAGGATGATCAATATTTGGATGATGATAATATTATATACTTATTTCTTATCCCAGACATTGCTAAAAAGATAACGAGTGATAAAGATTATTTCAATGTCCCTGTTGAAGAATTTACATTGACAGCTGACGAAAAAGAAATGGTATATGAAATTTTAAATGAAAGCGGTAGACAAATAGTTACTGCTGAAGTTAGAATTAATGATCCTGTAATTAAAAGATATGCAATGAATATTGTAATAAGATATGTTGAGGGATTTGATAAAGATGAAATGCATGCATCTATAAGAGAACAACTCAGTACATATTTTATATACATTAATAGGAGAGACAGAATTCCTAGATCAGATATAATTTCAATTATTGAAAATGTAGATGGGGTTGATTCTGTAAATGTATTTTTTGTATCAGAACAAAATGAAAAGGCTATAGCCGATGGATTTTATGAAGTACCGGTATATGGTACGGATCCTGTTACAGACCAGAGAGTATTAATAGAAACTAATAAAATAAAATTAAATGCTGATGAAGATCCTAATTTAGGGTTAGATGAATTTGGTGATGTAGTTATTGGCCCAGAAGACTTGGCAATAATAAGAGGTGGTTGGGATGATAGAAACGGAACCTATTATGAAGATACACCTAATAAAAATGCAATCAGTTCTCTTAACATATTCTTTAAAGGTAGCATTCCTAACAACCTTTATAATAAAACTCAACAGTCTAAGTTTAATGATCTTAAGAGAAGTAGAGGAACTACGATTGCCACTTCCGGAAATTCAAGGAGTACTAACACTGGAAGGTTAAAAGATAACCCAACGTTAAAAGCAATAAGAGGTAAGTAAAATGAATAAAGCCACAGAGAAAAGAACAGGTATGCCTAGTGTTTATAAAGCCACTTACGAAGAGGGGTGGGAATTAAAAAACTTAGGAAATGATTATAACGAGAATCTTATGAAAAATTCTTTTTCTAATTATATGTTTAGGAATGAACGATTATCTACATTTTTAGATTCTTACTTAAAACCTATTATGACATTTTGGATTAATAAAGTAAAGTACCTAAGAATTTATTATAATTTTGGCGTACCTAAAGACTACCAAAAAATAAATTAAGATGGTTAATAATTGGAAACATTTAAATTTCTTTGATAAGAACGGTAAGTATCTTAACTTTAATTATAACCAGTCTGAAGATATGTGGTCAGGTACTATGTACTTGCCTGAGGTATCTATTGGTCTATTTGAAGTTGGTCAGATATTTATACTTGAAGAATTTGTAAATAAAACTACAAATTTAAAAGAATTTGGTTTTCCTCATGGCGTTGAAGTAGCCACTGGTACTCCTGGATCTACTGGAGGTGTTTGTAATTGGCAAGCAGAGTGGAGTACAACAGATCCTAAAGAAATATTTTTATTTCAATTTAATATGGACTTTGATACAGGTACACAGACTTCATTAGAAATGGAACCTGATGGTCCACCTTTACAAATAATAACAGAATTAGAAATACCTTTAAATTCAGATCCTACAGAAACTATTGACCCAGAAGGTTACACTGTTACGGATAAAATTACATCTGAGGCTCTACAGATTAATATTGCGATAAGATCCGAAACTGAAAATACATTTAAAAGAACTTTATGCATAAAGGATGAATGCACTGGTAAGTCTATAGCAGAAATATTAATTTACGGAGAAACTACAGGTGAAGATGAAAGATTAAAAGTAATGACTCAGAATATGGGTTATAATATTTTAGAGTCTGATAGTGAGATATTTAGAAATACTAATATTAAAGAATTACTTCCTGATTTTGACGAAGTTAATTTAAAGAGAAAAGAGATTATGATGGAGGGTTCAAATATTTACCCTTTCATTGGATCGTATAAAGGTTTAACTAATGCTATAAAGTTTTTTGGTTATGATACTTTAAAGGTTAGAGAGTTTTGGAAGAACGTTGATGCTAATTCACCAATGTTTGGAAAATACATTATGAGTAATAACATTGACATTGGTAATCCTACAGTCCAATTAAATGATAAAAAAATAACTTTACCTAATAAAAAATTTAGAAAAACTAGTTTATTTAGTTTAGTCTATAGAATTAATAATATTATACCTGACAGGTTTGATGAAGAGTCGTTACCTATAACAGAGGAAAATTACGATTTTACTATTGAGGAGATTTTAATTAAATTATTTGGATTAAAGAAAAAATTAGAAAATGAATTTTTACCTCTTAATGCAAGAATTAAAGATATAACAGGTGAAGCTGATTTTTTCGGTCTCTTAGAAGTTGTCAACACATTAAGTAGAAATGATAAAAAAGAAATTGTAGCAGGTATAGATACAAACTTTAAACTTTCAACTAATGATTGTATACTTATGGAAGATTTAAGATCATTTACTTCATTTTGTATAGCATCAGAAGGTATAGTAGATGAGGCTATAGTTAATTTCTGTAATGCTTATGTTGCCCCTTTATCACCAGCAAATGCAATAGGGAGAAACTTATTACTAGGACCTATTTATCCTGGAGAAGTTTTACCACCATCACCAATAGGCCCTGATTTAAATAGTTCTTTAGGTAGTGGTTATGATGGTAGTAATGTTACAGTGGAAGCTTTAGCTGATGCGTTCTTAGCATACTTTACTAGATATGCACCTAATTTAAATAGAGTAGGCGCATGGCCTGATGGGGAATCTTCGTATTATTTACCAGATAAACCAGGTATTCCTATTGGTGCAATGACAATTTTAGAAAATGATTCTTTTAATAATATAACATGGGATAATGTAGATTCTACATGGAATCAATTAAATGATGCAAATAAATTCTTTACATTTGATATTGATCCACAGGGTGTTGTTGCAGGTGATGTATTTACAATCAACGATCCAGATACAAATACTGGGGCAACATATACTGCAGTTGCAGGAGACACTGATACTGATGTAAGAAATGCTTTATATGATCAATTAATTTTATTGATAGATTCTTTTACTGAGCCTTGGATATTCTGGGATGTGACAAAAGAGACTGGCGTTACCGGTGATGTCATCAGGGTATTTGGACAAAATGTAGATAGGTTAAATGTTACTTGCCAATCTATATACGGTTCACAATTGCTATTCAATCAATTACCTGGAGAAACATTATTTACTTGGGATGGTATTGAAAGAGGAAATTTTGAAGAAATAGAATGGACTATCTATAAAGAAGAAACTGATATTTCACCATCATATTATAAAGTATTTAGAGGACCTCTATCACAGTATAATAAGTTACCAATAATATTACCGTATGTTGGAACATATAGTGTTGAGATGAAGCTATTTGATTTGTATAATAACATTTCATCTAATGTTAAGACTGATTTTATTTGTGTAGAAAGTAGAGAGGTTGAATATTCTGGATGGTATCAGGCAAGAAAGGCAAACTACAGTTGGAATAGTGAAGCAAAATATATTTGGAATGATTACGGTTCATTATGGAATTTACCTATAGCACCAACAGTTACATGGGATGAGGAAAGCCCTAGCTTATATGAATCATTAGATAGAGTTAATGCTATACTTAATAATTTTGGATTAGGGACTTCACCAGACTTTCAATTATTAAATTACCAAGATGATGGTAAAGCTAGTTTTAGTGGACCTTACCAATGGAAAAATTTAACAACCGGAGGATGGAATGATACTTATCATTTATGGTGGGATATGACCAGTACATCAGGTGATACTCCTGCATTCTTTCAATTTAAAGAAGTTCAGCCGGAAACTTATTTACAAATAACAGATTTAAATGGTGTGACAGCGGAACATTATTTTGACTCAACTGTAACTACATTGGCTGATGCTGCCGCTGGATTAAATGTAAGCACAGATCCTATTATTAACAAGTATGTATACAATGTTGTATATGACGCAACTAATAATCAAATGTTTGTACAAGCAGTCTGTAGATATTTTGGGTTGCGTGGTGATTTTAAATCAGTGGATATGGTATATGCAGATGGTGATAATGTTTGTCCTTCTACTGGAACCGGTTCACCGTGGCCAACTGGAGATGATAACTGTCCTAGTTTAATTTATAGAAAGGGACAAAGTATATCCAGTAACCCAACATGGAATACTGCTAAGTTTATTAATGATGGAAAGGTATTACCTAAGATGACATGGCTTATGTTTGTTTATGATAAATGTAAGATTCCAGGTAAAGGCCAGCCTAGATGGATAATTAAGAATACAACTAACTCCAGCGTGGCCGATATATATTTTGAGAGTAAATACTTAACTTATCTGTTTAAGATTCCAGGGAAATATGAAATCACTCTTGAACTTACAGATACGAATGGGAATAAATATAAAAAGGATAGAAATATTCTAGTAATTAAATAAAGAAAAGAAATGGCAATTAGCGTAACAGAAATTCTTGGAACAGATTCGTTATCCGGATCCAGACTGGTATTGAATGATAACTTCAATATCTTGACAAGTGAAATTAATGCAATGGAGGTTTATTTTAACCCCACAGCAGGAACACTTAACAATCTACAAAATGTACAAACAGAAGCATTAAGAGTAGGGTTAAGTACTGTCCTGTTAGACATTAATGCTTCTACATTTGATGTATTAACTAATGTTAGTATGACAGGTAATCTTAATCTTAACGGTGGCGGATTATTTAGAAATGATGTAGACCCACAAACATTAAATGATGGTTTTGCAACAGGTTCTCCTGGTGTAATTACTGTTGGTACGAGTACAGCAATACCACCATATACAGTGGAGAGAGTTGGCAATAGTACTGCAGTACCAATAACTATTCAATTAAATGATGGTGCAATTGGTCAAGAAATATTTTTTGTATACTCTGAAGCACAAACTGGTGTAGTTAATATCCAAGGTGCATCTACCCCATTAGTATTACCTGGCATAGCTCCTAGTAATACTAAGATTGAGTTAGATGCCTTAGGTGAAACTGCTCACTTATTATGTGTTGATGATGGAACAGGAAATGGTGTTTGGTTCTTAGTAGGTGGAACTGGATATACAATTAGTTAATAAAAAGAAAAACGATACATGGCAACGACGCCTTTAATTAAAACGCCGCAGGCGGATGGAGGTACATTTTATACCTTCTCTTCATCTGCACGAGATCTCTCAAAGACCCTTAACAATGATGAGCTTAAGTTGGTCTTTTCTAAGTTTGTGCTTTTAAATATACCGGATTTTGATAGACTTAATCCAGTAAGTTTTGATAGCTATGAAAACTACATGCAGTTTGATACTATTGATGGTATGATCTCAAGTGGTGGTTTAAAAGCTGACCCTAATGTTAACTTTACTGAAAGTCTTCAGAATTACGCGCTGAATTTGGAAGAGTTAATTATTAGTGATGCTTCATATGACAACACAACGCAAAGATCTGTTGCCGAGAGAGTATTCTTTAAATGGATGAAAGAGACTGGTGCAATCAGATTTAGACCTGCAACTAATTTAGAAAAAAATCCTGGTATAGCTCGACCTATTTTCGTAGAAGAAGATGAACAAACGACCGGTGATTATCAATACAGAAGAGTTGTAAAATACGTAGGTGATATTGATATTGTTAATAATGTTGATAAAGCAGGTGAAGCTTATACGGAACTTTATATTAATGTACCTACTGAAGTTGGTGGAACACCAACTATTTTATTTGATTCTATTTCTGATGCTAATTACCAACCTAGCTTAAAGATAACTGGTAAAGATGAATTTATATTAGGTCGTGGACCAAGTACAGTACAACCACAAGGATTAAGTATTAATGCTTTTTATGATTATGATGATGCCCTATTAGGAGATCCTGCGAATGGAGGTTATACCGACCCTAATGCAAATTGGATGAATCAACCTGATCCACCAACATTAACACAATCATATTTTACTGAACCGAATACATTTACAAATAGTGCCAATATAAACATAAGAAAGTATAAGGCTGATTATGGAAACCCTCCTGGCTTTGAAGGATCTGCATATGTTAGAAACCAATTAGATGGTATTTCAGTTGACTTTACTCCTAATGATTATGAACAGATAATAACTGATCCTAGTATTGCTACAATAGCACAATTTAATGGAACTGATTTAGCAAGTACATTTGAATTTAACGCCGTGTTAGTTTATTATGATATGGTAGATACTAGTAACACTGCAAATACTGTTACTAACCTTTATGGTATTTTATTAGTAGATAATATTACACCAACAACAGATGGTGGTTATATTCAAAGATACCCTAAATATAAACCTAATAAAGTTACAGGGCAAAATGGAAATAGTTATGGATTTAAAATCAATTTACGATTTGATGCTTCGCCAGGAACGGCCGGCATCGACACAATTGTTAATGACTATAATACATTTTCAATGCAGCTCTTCAGTGAAGCGACTGCACAGTTACAAGAATCAGCAAAAATATTCCAAACCCAGCAATTAGAAATATCTACATTAGATCAAAAGGTTCAAGCATTAGAAAATCAAATAACTAATGTAGCTGATCTAACTTCTTTACAAGCACAAATCACAAGTGTCCAAGATCAATTAGATAATGCAAACTTAGCTTTTGCCAATGACACAGTATTACTTGATCTTATTGCTAAAAACTCTGACGAGATACAAGGATTAGCAAATGGCAATGTACCAGTATCATTACAGTATAATACAGATGTTGTAAGACAAGGTCCTGGTATAACTGTTGATACTAATACTCCTAATCTAATAACATTATCATTAGCTACACAAGAGTATTCATTTGTAATACCGTTTGATTCTAGTGAAATAGTTATAGATGCTTTAAATCCATTAAATTTAAATGTAGCGGTTCCACAAGTATTTACTGAATTAGTTAACTATACTAACATGATGAGGTTAGATACTGTTAATGAAGCAGGCGGGGATTTAAATATTTATATAGATGACACTATGATACAGTGGAAAACTGGTCAAACTTTTAGGTTAGCTTTTAATAACAATTTGGATATAGGTTCACGAAATATAAGAGTATGGACTGATGCACCAAGTAGGCTTAATAATGGTTCATTTGGAGTTTCAGTAGGAGTTATTCCAAATTCAGAAATTTCTAAAAGGCCTATAATAGAATTTATATGTACAGAGCAAGGTATTCTAAATTTCGTATTTGATATCATTAAATAAATAATAAAAGAAAGAAGAAAAATAAATGGCTGAAAACAATTCAATATCAACAATGCTACCAGAGCTTCTTAGACTTTTTAATAATTCTTTAGAAAGTTTTGAGAAGGTTAATCAGGCCATAACTTCAAGTAATGAGTCGGTAACTATTAATATACAAAATAATGATGGAACCAATTCAAGAGTAACTATTCCTAGTTTTGGATTCCTTAAGAATTCAGTAGATAGATTACAGAATAATATTGATACTATTACAAATGTTGGTGGCCAAAATAGTTCAATAAGATTATCCGACGGTACTTTTAGAAAGTTAGTATTAGCTAAATTACCAACAGAGGCACAAGATTTAACTTCAATCAATTCAATTGAAAATTTTAATATTAAGCCTAATTGGTTTTTTGAAGAATTAATTAATCCTCTTCTTTATGTATCATTTGATTTAACAGGCCAAGTACCTATAGATACTGAAAGAGCAATAATCCAAAGATACATACTAAATACCAATACACAGAGTAAGATTAACTTTTTTAATAATACTTATAATGGTAGAGCTGATATAAATTATGATGATTTCTTACAGCAAATTGTTGAGAGAAATGTTTCATACGTACTAGATGAAGATGTTGTAGATTTGCCACCAAGGGTTAAAAGATATACTGGAACCTTTAGTGTACTAAGAATATCGGACGTTACTTCTACTGATGTAGTAAACGGTGCTACCGTGACGACACAAAGGAAACAATATAAACTAAACAAGATTTTTTATACCGATACAGAGGCTGATTTTGATGACACTGTTCAACTTTCAGTAGGTGATAGTTTAGAGGTTATGTCTAATCCAATAAGTACCAGATATAAAGTAACAAATGTTGATTCTAGTACAAATACAGTTATAATAGAATTAGTTGAAGGTTCTGATCCTGTTAGGATTGGGGCGGATGTATTAAAGATTGCATCTGCATTAGAAGATAATGTTCAAGTTGATGTTACGGTTGGATTTAATGAAAGGTGTATTACCTTTGTAAAGCCTATTGACCCTAACTCCAAAATACCTGCTGTTAATTGGTCCCCAGGTAGTGGATATTATACCAATACATTGACTACGATTAATGCTAATGGTGTTGAACAAACTCTTTCAGAATATTACCAACAAAGCGCAATAGATTTTGGTTCAATGCTTCTTTCTTTTGCTGATGATAAAATACCAACAACAAGAGAAGGCGTTAAACCTAATGCACCTGTTTTAAATGATAGTGACTTTTCAGTTAAATTAATTAATGGTCAAGTAAGTGAGTCATCTTCAATAGTTGAACTTACTGATCTTAATAATCAGAAAAATACAATAGAAGCTACATTAAAAGAATTGGATGGTGCTATATCTCAGAGTAGAACTAAAATACAGACTACTAATTACAAAACAGAAGTAGAGCGAGATGCTGATAAAAATGCATTACAAGGGTTAATTACAGAGAGGTCATCTCAGGCTGAATTATATTCTTCAGTCGTTAAGGAAATAGATGCTAAGGCTAAAGATAACTCAGTGTCCAGTATTACTCCTAAATATAGAGCTCGAGGTTTTTGGGCAATGCCAGAAGAAAAATCAACTCCTGCCACTGGATTACAATCAATTGTTAAGTTTAAAACTAGATACCGATATTTATCAAATGACGGTGCAGCTAACCCTGTAGACCAATTTACTTTTAAGGATGGGTCAGGTGATACACAAGGTGCATTTTCAAATTATAACATTGTAGAAAGTACATTAAGACCTAGAGCTAAAAGTTCTTTAACTGGAGTATATCAGTGGGTTGAGATTAGCAATGATAATGCAGATGCTGTTAATATTAATCAATTAGATATTCCTATCAGAAAAGGTGAAAAGGTTGAAGTTCAGGTTAAATCTATATCTGAAGCAGGATGGCCATCAAACCCGCTAGAAAGTGACTGGTCTAATTCTGTTATTCTTTCATTTCCTACTGATCTTAGTTCTGATAATGCAACAGAGGCTATCATAAATCAAAATCAACAAGATTTAGCTAAAGTATCATTAGAGCAAGATCTAAATGAAATGGGAATACAGGAACATTTAAGTACTTCCTTTGTTGCTAATGAAAATTATTTTGCTCATTCTAGTCCAGTAATTGCTTCAGGATTTTTATCAGAGAACCAAACACCTATCGATTTATTTACTAAGCTACAGCAGATGCAAGCTCAGTTAGATTTATTCCAAGAATTACTCGCGGATGCACAAGGTAATTTAGTGGTTACATTAATTGATGATCAAGGTAATGTACAAAATCTAAAACGAAATTCAGTAACAAAAGTATTCGCTGGATTCTATGCACAGGAAGTACAAAATCTCGATGATCCAAGAGGTGCTATTATATCTAAGACCTTCTTTATTAATTTAGCAAATAATGAACAGACTACATTAAGATTAATTTCCAGGATATCTGGTAACAGAAGCCGAATGGTTAAGCAATCAGAAAATCCTAATTATGCTGGTAATATTAGTTCTATCACAGGCGGTACTACTATATTACCTGCTACATATTCATGGTTAGATAATAGCCAGGCAAATCAAAGTAATAATCAGCCAACATTTAAAACTGATGATTCGGATTATAATACAATAAGAAAATACGATCTTACCCCTATCGTATTATCTAACCCTGATGTAAAAGGTGCAACAAGATATGGTCAAACTACTTCGTTAGCACCATTTCAATCAACACAAAACAAAAACCAATTTATAAATAGTAGATTTAGTGACGTTTCATCTGAAGAGGACTTTTACAGTTATAGAAGACCAAATGATTCCTTTTTTACATTTAACTTGGATACTGCCGAAAACTTCTTCGGTAGAAATAACTCAACTGGTTCAACTGTAGCTGGAGAGTTTATTTGGGGTGGTGGTTTTAATGATGATGGAACTCCTTATTCCGCTAGTACTTACCCAGTAGGTCCTGGTGATGATATATTAGAAGTACAAATAACTCACCCATGGGTACAGAGTTATGTAGCATATAAAAAAGCTTATGAGACTTTAACTGGTGACACAAGTAATACTGTATTGCCAGCTACAATCCCAGCAGGACCAGGAATCGCTTGTACATCTATTTCTTCGGGTGGTAATGGAACCGCGAATGTTATGTTTAGACAATCAAGATTTATAAATTTAACATCCGATGCGTTATTAGGTAAATCACAAGCAATTTATTTAAATGAAAATACTATTGATTTAACAGCGCTATCTAACTCAGCAGATTTTAGTGGTGTGATTTGGCCTAATACTCAGTTTTTAGAAGGCAGTCCATCTATTACTGCGATTCCAACATTAGGCCAAGCAGGTGATCCTAATCTAGTTAATAGCGGTGCTGGGTATAGTAGAAATATTAAATCTTCGTTTGAAAACTTTGATCAATATACATTAGGAAAACAAAGCTGTGGATCTTATCTTTTTATATCAGCTGATGATCATGAAAATTTACAAACAGGTGGAGATTCTGCTCAATCAAGTAAATCAATAAAATTTGGACAATCTAATTCAATAAACATACCTATGGTTTTCCAATATAGGATGACTGATTATTTTGGAACGGGTTCCGGAGCTGACGGTGGTCTTGGTAATATTGGCGGTGATTCTACCGGATCTACTACAAACTTAACCTACGCAAAGAAAATAGGATTTGATGTATATCCAAATAATCAAGACCCGTATCAGTATGACATTGAGGTATTTGCAAAATATAGATCAAATAAATTAAACATAAATGTATTCCCAACAAAAACAGTAACTAAAGGGTTAAATGATTTAGAAAAAGTATTAACAAAATTAAGCCCATCAGTTACACAGACTAGAGTCAATCAGCCTGTAAGAAGAGGAGGTCGTGGCGGAGGTTCCTTCAGTGGCTTCAATAAAGGTTTATTTACTGGTGATATGTTTGATGGTGGTGGTAATTTTAATGGGAATGTCCAATAAGAGTTTAATTTTCACTAACCGTTTTGTGAATAAATAAAAAAAGTGAAAATTAAATGGCTGAAAATTTATTTGATAAAGCATCCTATAGTATAGCTAGAACTAATCCTAAACTAACTGGTAATGTTAAGTTGGTTAGTGACGGCGATAATTTATATCTAGAATCATTTAGTGCAAATACAGAATTATCATCTTCTACATTTAAAGCCTTTAAATTAAGTGGTAAGGATACTTATGATAGGGATGTTTGGAAATTCTTTCAAGGTGGAAAGTTTCCTGCGGAATTAGCATATGAAGTCTTTCAAGAATACCAAGACATATCTGTATTATCTCAGTATCAAAACCAGTATGAAATGTTTTATTCTGCTGGTACTAGGTCAGTTTCATCTAATTCATATTCACAAGATCTAGGAATGTTAGCCCCTATATGGCTAAACGAACAGATTCCTGAAAAGTTTGTAATATTCAGAATAGATAATCCAGCTGCGGTTAATAATATTCAAGAATCATTACAGAATACAAATTCAGATTTAGCTCAAACTTCTTCAGCATTTACAAAAAACGTCTTAGAGAATTGTACAGCTATAAAAACTTTTGATTTAACAACAGATAGTTTATTAGGATCTTATATTAGAAATTATAGATCACAAGAGTCATTTCCGACATCTCCTTTAAATATATCATGGAGAAAGGATGAGCCTATGCAATGGGCAGGTATTAATTATGCTAAAGGTGGGTTTACTTCAGCAGGTAGTTTTTCATATGATGGAATAGTTACACAAGACGCTACTATTATACAAAATGAATTCTTTTTTACTGAAGGGTTTGAGAGAAATAATGTTTTGGTTGCTAATTTAATTAATATGGAATTTCTGTTTACTGATGAAACTGCTTCTGATTATTCAATGAACAGATATTTTGGATTATATGTTAATGAAGTAGAGGAAGGTTTATTTGATATATCAGGTGAAGGCTTTTACAAAAATACAGAAAAAACGCAGTTACCTAAAATAACATCAGTGACTGAAGTTTCCGAGCAATTAAATACACCATTTGAAATATCTAATAGTGCAGGTGTTTTACTTTTCTTTGACCCTGCAAAAACTGAAACTGTTACAGGACTTCCTACACCTAAACGAGTAGATGAAGTCGAATCAATCTTTTATGTAAAAGATAAGGAAGATAATTTTCATACAATTAAAAAAGGTTCAACGTGGGGCGATAATCAAGTTAGATTATTTGACACTACTGTTGATGTATCTAAGTTTACTGGGTTTAAGCAGCCTGATACTTTTGCTGATGCAAAAATTATTGAAAGAAAAGGTAAAGCTACTTCCTACTTTAAAATTGATAATGAATTAATAGACGGTTTAAAAATTACATTTTATGATGGTATAGATTTAGTAGGGGAAGTTGCTGCTACTTCATTAGAGGCGCCAACACCCGGATCTAATAAAATGCAATTTTTTAATCCGTACGGAACTCCTCAAGAAATTGCCAAAGCATTAACTAATGCTATAAACCAAGGTATATCTCCAGAGAAAAGATTCTTTGTTGCATCTTATAATGATGATACTGTGTATGTTCAATCTAGGTTTGGTGGAAGTAGATTTAATAGACTTAATTTTAAAATTAACTACTTTGAATATCCTTTACAAATAAACAATCTTGTAACATACCCACTTACTACAATAGTAGATGATAATAAAAACTTTGTTGGTGGTAATGATGTAAACTCTTCTTTATTAAGAGTTGCTAATGGCGATCAAGATAGATTTGTTTTAGGTAATTGGATTCAGTCAAAAAATGGATATGCCGAAATAGGTGATTGGGTTCCTTATTTAGAAAACCCTGTAAAAAATAATGCAGGAACTGTTACAAGTTATAAAGATGTTGATGAGTATGTTATAATAACTTTAAATGATAATCAAATAAATGTTACCAATAGTGGTCAGGTAGCATTATATTCTGATTATAAACCTTCGTTTGGTAGATTTTCAATATTTCCTATGAGAGATTTTGATTATGATTTTTTCAGTACTATGTACAGCCAAATGGGTGAATTAAATTATGAATACGATCAATATAATGTACAAAACGCGACTGGCGATTATTTAAATATTAGTACAAATCCTAATGTTAGAGATTTTTATAGCGCTGGTGGATTTTCTAAATTAGTAGGGTTACTTAGGGATGCTGATCCTGATGAAGATTTTGATACTGTTATTTCTTCAGAATATGATAGGTTAGAAG